GTCCGGGTCATTTACAAAACCGCCTTCCCACTTCAGGATAAACGGTGCAAGTTTTCTTACGTCAGCCATTTTTCTTTCCCTCCTTTTCTTTTTCGTTATCAAACAATATCTGAGCCATGATCTTGGCAATATCATCCTTGTTCTCGATAATTACACTCATTGTCTTTTCTGCCTTGCGCAACTCCGCTTTTTCCCACGATTTTTCGCGTACCGATTTAAACTCACAGAAAATACAGTAACCCGTCCAGATCATAGAAAAAACAGGGAAGGGGATAACAACACAGCATAACAGGTCAATGAAGCACAATTCTATGAACGGGGTGAAATACTTCTTCGCTTTGACGACTGTTTTCTTATACCCCGTGGATGTTCTTGCCTCCCCCCGTTGCTTGGCTTTCATAACTCCCGTAATAAGGTCCACTAACATCGCCCCCATTGTAGCCGCAATACACAAGGCTATAAGCACAATGTGTATCATCATGTACTCATTTATAAAATTGTAGATTACATCTCTCATTGAAAGTAAGTTTTGAACACATTAATATGATAGATATTCACCTGTCCATAGTTGGCGTCAAATATCTTCTTGATCTCGTAGCCCAATCCATAAGACAATGCTTTCATTCTTCGCCAGTTGATGCAACGCCAGTTCATATTATGTTCCTTTGCCCAACGCTTGATACTGTACCATTCTTTGGATTCATCAAGTTGCTCGGTCTTCTGTTCAAGCTGGTACTGAATCTGTTCTTTTGCCTCCACCTCATCCGCAAGCCGGCGCAACGCTTCCGCATATGTTTGAGGAGTTTTAATTTCTTTCAATGATCGTTCCATTGCGTTGAAGGCTGCGATATAGTCCAGCTTGAATTTAAGGGCTTTCTTCCCAGTAAAACCCATCGCCAAAAGAGTAAATCCATCACGGTTCATTACGAACATTGGGTATTCTTGCCTATTTTGTTCATTAACATAAATAGTTTCAACAAACATAGGGTCAGCCGAAGTTTCGGCACACCCCTGTATAAGCTCTCTAATAGCATCTAAGACATGCTTATGTTCTTTTCCAAACTTTTCAGCCACCAATAGGCTGTTAGTTAAAACTTGGTCATTCCGACCTTTAAAAACTAAATCTGTCATATTACCTAATTTTATGTTAACTTTTAATTACCATCAATTACACGTTTTGGATTACCCGATTTTCAACTAACCTTTGTTTTGTATGACAAAAAAAAGAGCCAGCCACGGAAACTAATCCGCAACAAGCTCTTGGTCTTATGAAATTGTATAATGTCCTTTCGTCATAATATAAGTGGCGTGCATCTTCACACGCTCCCCACAAAGATAAATATTGTTTCCCTTATTACAAAAAATAACCGGCAATTAACGCCGGTTATCGTGATAGAATCTTATAGCCTCATTGACATATAATGATACTGATTGCTCCTTATTCAAGATAGCAGCTACATCTTCCTCTATCGTGACAAATATTTTTCTTACACCTCTAACCTTGGGACGTCTTGGCACGCCATTGCTGTCCAATATCCTGTATATTGTCTGCTCAGACCGTACCCCTGTTTTTCTTATTATCTCCTTGATAGCTATCCCGTCCTTATATAGGGACAATACCCTAGACTCTTGATCTAGGGTAATAGAACGTCTTCTTGCCATAATTAATATGTTTTATAACATTAATAATTTATTGCTCGTTATTTCAAAAAGTTGCACCTTTGCATCGAACATCAACGATGTTAGTCGCACTTCGGTGCGTGGATTGAAACGACATTAAAAATGTCATTGTGATTTGCTCACAAATTAGTATTTTCTATACAGCTCACTGTATAGTGAAGAGGCGGAGAAATCCGCCTCTGTTTTTTATTCCCTTAATTGTTTGTTCTTCATGCTAATTAGTAGATAACAGCCTTTATCTTCATGTCAGTTATACAAACACTCTCTTGTCTCTGCACGGAATAGTAAGTAACGTGATTGTTCGATACTTCAAACATTGGATAAATCGAATCGGGATCGTCTTTAATTCCTTCAACCGTGAATTTAACTATACCTTGCTTTGCTGCCAGCTTGAATGCTCTGCGAAAATCTGCATCTAATGAATTGAAAGTTTTCATATTCTTGATACTGAATTGATCTGTTGTCACCAGCTTTATATTTATTACCAAAAAATTTCTTCAACCTCAAATTCTGCTTTCTCTTCCCAATCAAAAAAGTCTAAATTCTGTTCATCCTCTTCTGTCAAGTAGTAATATGCGCGGATCATATAGCCATCAATCTCAATAGGAGCTTCAGCCCACAGACTTAGACCTTCATGTAGCGGATCAACTACACAGCTTGTAGGCTCTGCACCAGTTGATATTGCCTTGTCTGCTATATCTTTCCCAAATCTATCTACTATTTCATTGTATGTATATCTTTTTTTCATCATATGTTTTTGTTTGTTATTGCTTGTTGTTTTTAAGGATATCGGATTAGAACTCAACAAATATCAATGTTTCCATAGAATCTGATTCTTTCACCCACATGTGATTGTTTTCAAAACCATAGTCAAAGAACAGCTTAAAGTAAGGGTATTGTACTGTTAAAGAGTTCATACAGCCTCTTAACTCGGCTTCTGACATGCAAGAAGTTATCTCATTGATTATTTGAACGAAAAGATGTAAAACTTCTGGTTCACAATTTATCAGTGGATTTTCTACTATCGCTTTCATAATCTTCTATTGTCTTTTAATTATTCATTGTTTTATTATCACAATGCAAATATACTATATTGTGATGTAATAGCAAAACAAATCACAATATATTTTCTTGCATTGTGCAATATTTAACATTTAAACACAAAAAGAGGACACCTTAACGGGAAAGGTGTCCTCTCTGTCTGAAATAAACAAGGACGTAAATCAAACGAGCTTCAGACGGGTAAATTCTTGTCCGAGTGCATGTATTCCATTCTCAATCCTTTTTAATTGATTCTCTGATATATACGTATCACCTTTTTTATATTGCCTCATAAGCGTATCATTAATACCGACATACCGCGCAAAAGCACTTACATTAAGCACACTGTAATATTCAAACAAAGACGATACATCAAATTTAAACACAGGCTCCGCATCAATCAAGCACTCAGGAACTTTCAACCCACTTTCATTACAAGATTCTATTACTTCCTGAATGGAGTTGAAAAAATCATCTTTAGCCTCATTGACTGTAACACCTGTACCCATAAGAGAAACCCCATCGCAATCTACATTGTAAGCGATGTAAGTTCCTGATTTCTGCTTTTCTATAACCACATTCATATCATATATTGTTTATTTCTGAAAAAGAAACCGGGCATTAAAACCCGATCTCCTTTTTCAGCTTGTTCATCAAGCCGGGGCGCACTTCCTGCGACCAATGACGTTCCAATAAAATGATTTTCCCGTTAGCCTTGTTCACGTATATGTCGTGACGACTGCCGTGTTTCAAAAAAACAAAACCATTATCGACCGCCTTTTTCTTCATCTCTTGCCAATTCATACGCTTCGATTTGATTTACGCTACAAATATATAACGTTTTTGTTATATACACAAATAAATATGAGAATAAATTTATTATTTGCACAAAAAAAGAACAGCCGCCAGCAAAAAGCACAGCAGCCGTTCAATCCACGTCCTACTCTCTATCCCATTCTCCCGAGAAGACAATAGCAAAGATATCAATTCTAAAACGAAATACAAAAAGAAAACTATATTAATTAGTTATGGAGAGCCAATTTTGAAACAAAAACCAATCTTCTTAAAAAATTGCCATTAATGCAATATTTTTTACTTGCAGAATAAATGAAGAGAATTAATAATATGGCAAATCAAACGGTTTTGTATTTTTATTGACAAATGAAAATAGAGATGGACCGAAGTCTGAAAAACAAGTATAAAACAGATAGCCTCTATAGATTTCTACTGCCTGAGGTATTTTTCCGAGTATTTTTGAGATTTTATTTGATTTTGTTTTACATTCCTGCGCTTAGAATATATTTGGTTAGCCCTTGTCAGATCCTTGATGATTGTTTCATCAAACACTTCCGAATATATCTCTGTAGTCTTGACCGATGTATGCCCCAAGAGTTTTTGGACGGTGGTTATCGGAACGCCTTGGTGAACCAAGAGAGTGGCACAAGTGTGTCTGCTTGTGTGGTAGGTGAACTTCTTGCCGATATGCGCCATTCTTCCCAATTTCTGCAATGTCCGATTAGTGTCCGAATTGCAACCTAATGCAGCCAGTTGTTCGATGCTGTCGTACTTCCGCATTATGCCCAGTGCCTTTCCGTTAAATAATAGATATAGCGGGATATTAAGTTTCACACCTGTTTTGACACTGTTCAACACTAACCATTCTTTTCCGTCTATCGTTATCAGATTTTTATAGGTAAGTTGTTTAAAATCGGAGAATCTCAATCCGCAATAGCAGCAGAAGAGAAATGCGTCCAGTATGTGCCGGCTGTTGTTCTTCCTGTCCGGCAGTTTAAGATTTTCCAATTTTTCCAAGTCGGCAGGCATCAGGAAGTTATGTTCCTTCTTCTCCCTCTTGATCTTGAACTTACGGAAAGGATATGCCTCCTGTAATATATAGCCTTCGTTAATCGCCTCATTCACCAAGGTACGAAGTATTCTCATGTGTTTCCCTACCGTGTTTACTTTCAATCCCTTGTTACGCAAGAATGCGTCAAATTCCTTTAGAAACGTATAATTGATGTCCGTGAACTCTATCACGTTCCGAAATTCCTTCAATGTGGCTACCGTGCCCAGCATGTTATCCTTGGTTCCCGGTTTTCTATCAGAATTCTCTATCGCTTGTATTGCAAATTTTAAAAACGACACAACTGGTTTAATTCCCTTTTTTACAGCCTCCTTTAACGTGGAAAGGTTTGATTCAAGCCCTCTTTTCCAGTAGCTAAGTTCTATAGCCTGCAACTCCAGTATCTTCTCGTATAGCATTGCGTTAAGCTCATTCGATTGCGGATGGTTAATTACTTGAGCGCCATCCCTACTCCAACACTCCGGCTTTAGATAAACATTGGTTTTAAAATATACCTTTCTCTGATTCAAATAGGCTTCTATTTGGACTAGGGCTGTCCCTTGTCGATTTAACTTGTTTTGTCGGTTATAAACCAAACGGTATCTGATCTTCTCTAACATATTCAACTTTTTGTTTTTAAAGTTAAAAGAATCTTCTGTATTTACAAAATAAACCACAAAAAATGCTTCTGGGAGGACTGTTAGGGATAAATGATACGTGGTTAAGGTATAGAGATGTTAAAAGCATAGAATCTCAAGACGAATTAGATTCTATGCAATATAGTGGAATATACTCAATAACACAAGATTCAAAATTAGAAAATGTCCGTAATTGTGTATTAGTTATAATCGGCAAACCTAATATCTGTTGTGTTCAGAATCTATATAATTTTAGCGGAAATACCTATAAATATCGAGTGAAATGGTTTAGTATGACTTGGGGTCAATGGCAAACCGTTTCTTTGACATGATTTTCTTAAAAATTGAGAGCTGGAAGGACTTCTGCCGATAGTAAGTGCGGAAAATAACGGATTGATGAGTAAGAATGGATTCATCACTAGGGGATTGATTAACGATACTTCTCAATACAAGTCATTCAATGATATTACTATGAATGGCATTTATTTTATCGGTGGAAGTTATGATGGTACCGACGGTCCCGTATCAGATGTAATCTCAAGTGGTTTTATTACTGTGTATAACCATAATAATACAGTGATTGAACAAGTGTTTTATATCAGGTCTTCTTCGGATATATATAAAAGAACTTATGACTCGGGAAGATGGCGAAGCTGGGAAAAGGCATAATGAGAAAAACGGACGGAGTGAGATGAAAACCGCCTGTTCCTCATGTGCTGGAAGGACTAATGCCGATTGCCAATTTAGGAAGTAAAGGGCTCTTGAGAAAAGGCGTTCTTTCTCCTATATTGGTTTGCAATAAAGACTCCGTTCAAGAAGTATGTATCGTTCGCCTAGCGAGTTCATCTAACGCCTATATCGGTATGATATTGTATGTATATTGGGGTGGTTCTACAGGTCTGTTCTTTATTAATAGTAAGAGTGGTAACTCCTATATCATAAGGAAAGTCAACGGTAGTATAATTTCTGAAATAGAGTTCAAACGAAAAGATGGTTCTCTCTTCGTTCGGAGTAAGGCAAACACAGCTTCATTTCGTGTAAGTGCTTTGTTTTTGGATACTACTGGGGCTGACCTGTCTTTATCCATGAATATAGTTGATGAGAATCTGGATAATGCTGAAGATATAGAAATACTATAATTCTTTGGTAACATGAGGAGCGGACGGGTGTGGACCGGCACCCATCCGTTTTATCTCATTAAAATATGACTGATTTTTAAGATTATGTTGTTTGTATTTGTTTCCAATTAGTCCAAGTTCCATTATTACATATTCGAATAAAAAATCCGCTCTGAAAATCTACAAAAGTTTGTTTGGTGGTGACATCATTAATAGCAATCGTTTCCAAGAATCCATAATTACTTGATGTATTTGGTTTATTATCCAATGATTGGACTTTATCGACAAACATATATCCAGTATTATTAGCTTCATTAAAATCAGTCATACTTCCTCTATATTTTTGTCTGTACCATGTATCATTTATCCCTAACAGTTCTTCCAGATCGGGTTTGTAATCTTTTATTTTGTTGCAATCTCTTTCCATTCTTGGCCTACTCCTGAACGGTAATGCATTGCGCTATTGTCCCATACCAAAGCCAATTGACTTCCTTCAAAAACGAGACATCTTCCTGCTTTCGTAGATGGATTCCCGATAGCAGTATTGGCGTATTGATACGAGCCGTTTAGCTTTGCTTCTGCAAGGTCTGAAACATGACCTCTGTTCCTAAACCATGTATCATTTATCCCTAACAGTCCTTCCAGCTCTGATTTTTGGTGAAAATCATGTCAAAGAAACGGTTCGCCAATCATCCCAAGTTTGATACCATTTCTGTCTTACTCTTAAGATTCTAGTATTCATATCTGATGCAATTTGTAGAGTATAATGATTGATATTAAAGACAACGATACCTCCCCATCCAACAGAGAATGGAGAGTTTACCAAAAGTTTAAAATTGCCAGCGCTATAATATCCTGACTCAAGTTCATTGATATCACCACCCTCAGGTATATCTCCCATTCCCATAAACGGGAACAGTTTCAAACTATTCATCAGTTCTTCCAGCTCTCAAATATTGCTAAATTCTTGTCAAGATATAGGAATTTCGATTGCGCCGGATGGTAAATCTAGATTGTTTTCATGGCTTAGATTGAGCCCCCCATTCGTGCCAATGCACAATGTACTGATATACACGTATGCTGATGATTTTACATAAACAATGGTTTTGTTCTCTTTTTTTTGATAATAAACATTAGTTAAATAGGTTCCTCTTTTTATCGAATTAACGGATAGACCATCGCTATATCCTGTTAATAAAACAACAGACGGAGATGAATTTTCATGGTTCTTAAATACTGAAATAAGCATTGATATTCCTGTTGTATCATTTTCAAATTCGGCAATTTTACAATACTTCTGCTGGTTTTTTTGATATGAAGTGGTCATTCTTTGAATTGATGGCATCAATCCATCTTTTTCACTCGTTGCAACACCTATCAGTTCTTCCAGTATTGAGGCATTGGCTTTCAACGCCTCACTTAATTCCATCTTTTCCATAATATTTTTTATTTACCAGTTTCCAAATTGTTTTTCTTATAATCCTGCCATGAGTCGGCAAGCTGCCCCACCGAAGCGGAAGTGTAGAGGTCAAGTATATGAATCTCGTCATCGGCAAGCTCCACAAGCTCGTTCCGATAGATCTTCTCCGCAAGCACGTGCGCCGGAAGACCGGGCACGTTCCTGTAAATGCCGTCAGCGATATCCTTACGGATATCCGCTATCACCATATCCTGTCTGTCTATCCCCGTGAACAGGGGAAATTTTGTAAAATCAACTTTCATAATATTCTTAATTAAATACTGTTATCCGCAATAAAACATAACCCAATAATTGCCCATACATTTAATGAATCCGGATGAATAATCCAAATCCATATAGGACGCCTCTTTTCCTCCAGGGGCAGGCAGGATGCGCCCTCCTGTCAGTCTTACCCCGCCGCTCATACGTTTGAAGTATATGGTATGTCCGGGAACATTCGGAGGAAGCGCCACCTCTATGTTACCCGTATTAATAAACATCACATTGTCATCATTGTTATTCAGAGAGGTGCTGACGGATATGTTCCTCCAGTTGCCCACTATGCCACGGAGAGAAACATAACTGTCATTGTTCGGATGAAGGAAAATGTTACCTCCCTCCACGAACAGGGGAATGCTCGGGGTCTTGATATGCATCCCGAGCATGGCGTTCGGACTCTGTATGTCAATTCCGGCATCATACTTAATCCCTTCGATTGTGACAAACTGCGTGTTTCCCCCGAGTTTTACGCTTGCGAACGTCCTGTCGTTATAAAACTCAATCTGCCCGGCGGATAATTTGAATCCGACATAAGTGTCTGTTGTATCCTCATATAGAGTTTTTGAGGACAATACTCCGGAAGCGATGGAGAACGGACCGATACGTCCGCTATCCGCCGTGATTTTTCCGCTGATATCCACATCAACCGCCCTGATACCGTCCGCGTCAATCATGGACGCCTTGATTTTCTCGGTCAGCAACAGTTTGGTGGCGATAAAAGTCCAGCTCTGTGCCGCCTCCCAGTATTTTATTTTTCCCGAAGCCACATTCTGCTTGGGAGTCTCCGTCGATACCGATGTATGCGAACGGATGCACAGGTACAGCAGGTTGTCATACAGCACTATGTCGTAAAATTGCTGCCCTTGCTTGCCTTCCAGGTAAGACACAGACGCCCCCCATACACGCATACGCATACGCGCTCCCTTATCTCCCTTGTCACCTTTGGGAGCAAAACTGACCTGTCCGGTTCTAGTCACCAACGGCATATTACCTCCTTACTCCTTGGTTGTGATGGTCCATGCCACATTGCCTCCTGCCTGCTGGCACATGTCCCAAGTACACGTGCCGGAAGTGGCTGCCGTACCGGAGGTGGACGGGTTAAGGATCACCCCGGCACTGTCCATGAACACGAAATAGAAAGTCATGTCCTTGTACTTGGTGGTACTCCCACGCTTGACCAGAATGGGCTTATAGACCACCGTGTCACCACTTTCCCGGATGGTTTCGTCCTCGGGCGTGGGGTTTAGGATCAAATCAAACGGGTCGGACGCATCCATTACGGACTGCGTGTCCTGACCGATGAGCTTGCCACTCTGGTACACCTCCACCTTGAACACACCTGTCGTGTCAACCATATCGTTGGTGACGGTCAATGTCTGCGTGGTCTTTCCGCTCAGCACGCTCCACGCACCGTTGACCTGGTTGTACCACTTGTAGGTCAAGCCTGTAGTGATCTCGTCACTGCCCATGCGGGCTACGGCTTTCAGAATACAGCTCTGCCCTTTGTCCCGAAGGGTAAAATACTTGTTGTCACCGGCAACGATCGTCACATGCTTTTGGTTCCCGACCCCCTTGGTGATGGGGATGCTATAGACGAACTGGACGGTGTCGCTGGTATTCCCTACGGTCACGGTGGCTTCACCCTTGATGGTACAAGAGGCCGCTCCGCTCGCCTTGACCAGGTTCTTGACGATCTGCAATCCGTAGTAATCCGTCGTACCGGACTGGTAAGGGATAAACTTGAAATGTCCCGTCTCACCGCCAAACGTGTTGGTGGAGACATTGCCCGAGAACTTGATCTCGACATCATTGAAATACCATTTCATGGAGGAAGGGACCACCAGCCCTTCCGCCACCCGCGAAGAGGTGAGAATGAAGGACAAGACAGGCTTGAGCGATGCGAAATCCGGCGCGATGTTTGTCGGCGCGGACGCTTCGCCCATATACTCCTGATACAGGTCTCCCTGGTTACACTGGATTGACGGCATATAAACGCCGCCCTTTTGCGAAAATATGACCTGTCCGGTCGCGCTGGCCAAACTCATGACGCTCCTCCTTCCCCGGTTGTTTCCGTACTATCCGTGCCTTCGGAGCTTTCGGTGTTGTCCTCCCCCCAAGAGGCAGGTGTGAATACTTCGACGGGATGGTCCGTACCGTCTATCTCTTCTTTCGCCGCCTGCGGGGTCAGGCAGATGCCGCCCACTTCCTTGGCTCTCTCAAACACCGTGTCGCCGGGGAAACGTGCCACGTCCGCCTGCCACAATAAAACATTGCCATCCGCTGTTTTGTTGCGGATACCGGTCAGATGCAACCGGTCTGCAACCTCCTTCGTTACTTTAATGTAAAATGCCATAATTCCATTGTTTTTAATGTTATCCAAATTTTCTTGCTACTACCGCCTTGCCCCCCTGTGTGAGCACCTTGCCGCCTTGTGTCAGTACCACGTAAGGACCTCTGTCCTCCACCTCCAGCTTTAACATCATGCCGTTGCTGAAAGGTATCTTGGGAGAATATCCGCCGGCAACCCTGGCATATCCGGCATCTCCGCTCTTCTTGACGTACCAGTGACAGTTAAACATGGCGGATGGATTCGGGATAACCCCCACGGTATCCCGAATGACAGGTTTGGGGAAGATGGCGTAAGTCCCGTCCGGAACACCCGTAGGTACGCCCTCCCAGTCGGCTTCAACCTTCGGAATCCTGCGGCGTATCACCGTAGGGACTGCCGGGTCCGATGCGCCCGGGGTTGATGCCGGAGTCCCGGAAGCCGCATAGGTGGCCTTGCAGACAATCGTGATGTCATCACCTATATAATTGCGGTCAATCTTGTATACATTCTTGTTCAGTGATACAAACTCCCAGTCGTTGTCACCCGCTCCTGTGGTTATCGCCTCCAGCGCTCCCGTAGGCAACAGGCGGTACCAGAAGAACCTGCACTTGCCCGTAGCCGTCACGTCCGTGTCGCCTACCATCAGTTTGGCCGTGATGGTCTGTGCGGTGATGTCACGCACCGGGTTCCAGTCCAGCGTGGACGGGCTGTCTATCGTCAACACGGGGATGGCATCCGTACCGTCAATGGTGCGGATCACCCGGCTCATTTGAAAAGTGAACAGCTGTCCGGTACGTGTGTCGGCATATTCCGCGTAAAACTCCAGCGTGACGGGTTTTAGGACGGCGACATTTTTTCTCATTGTGATCTGTCCCTTGTTGGCGCCGGATTCCGTAATGCTGTAGCCTGTGTTTGTCGATGTGATAAGCGTGCGTGTGGATCCGATGCGCTCGTACCACTTCATGTTGGCCAGCCTGGAGTTGACCGCCCCGATCTTAGTCACCGATTCCGGATCGGTGGCGTTGCACCGCGGAAACAGGACCAACGGTGTCAGCGTATAGTCCGGAGTGTATTCAGCCTTGTCAGCCTGGTAGACCTGCATGTCCGGCACGCTGCCCACCACCTCGATGTTACAACTGGTTTGTAACAGCCGGTAGTTGATTTCTATTTTTCGTTGCTTTGTTGCCATTGTTCCTATTAATCATTATTTTTGTTATGTAACTTTTAAAAATTAACTATATGAACGAAACAAGAATGAAACTCGCAGAGCATAGACTGAGAAGCGAGTTAGGCAAATTCAGATGTCCAATGTGCCAGAATGAAAGTGAATTTGACTTTCTTCCTGAAGAGTTCCAAATCTTAGGCTATGACATTGATGAAAAAGAGGTAAAGGCAGACTCTAGTAAAGCGTCTTATATACCTGTAATCGTCAATATATGCCCCAAGTGTGGCTATGTAGCACACTTTAATTTGAGGTAAGGTTCTCTTCCTGAAAATCTAATCGTACAAATTCTTTCACTGAATGTTCTCCCTGAAGTGTTGCAGCACTCTTGGGGAGAACTTTCTTTTTGCACAAACCTTACTTTTTTTACTAATACTTTACCCATAATCTTATATTTTTAAAATGTTACAAAATTCTCCGCCACTTCAAACTGCTGCCCGTCACGCAACAACGCCTGTGCTTTAAACGTACACACCCGCATGTTGGTATAATTCGGCCCGAGATCATCTGTCGTCAGAGGAAGATTTTTCCCGGCGCCGGCACGCTTCACCGCCCATGCGTTATCTTCCGATACATTCCCGGTATCACGCGTCCAGCTCACATCAGCGTCAAGGATATGCTCCGTCACGTCACGGTTGTACAAGTTGCCTGTTATAAAAAGCGTAGTCGCAAAAGTCTCGATGTCGAAATACCATCCTTTCGTACTGTCAATGGTGATGGTAAATTCAGGATTGCCTTCCAGCATAGCCCAACCTGCCGCCGCATACTTCGGTTCGTCGGTAGTCCCCGTTATCAGGCATTTCCATTTGCATCCATAATGCCAGACAGTATCCGCCCGCTCCTGAGTATTCGTATAGGGATTATCGGAGGATGCAACATCGGCAGACCAAAAACCGCGGTCTACGAGTTCCTGCGCCGGAAGCCCCTGCCAGTCCACACGATACAATTCGCCAAATATGCCTGCACGTGCGAAAATATACGAGTGCTTGTAGTTGATGGGGAGGTTGTCAAACAACTCCAGGTTGGGGAGTCTGCCCAATACCATGTAATAGTTGTTCTGCTCCAGGACAGGTTTCGTGACACCTTCCAGCCAGACAAGACATTTATCCGTAGTGGCGGACAAATACCAGTAGCTTTGCCTGTCCTCATTGATGGCGTTGCCCCTGCGCGTGATAATCATCAGCTCAGTAGGAGGATAGTTCCGACCGCCCGGCACTTCCGAATCCGGATACACCAGTACTGAGATGGAGTTAACCGCCATGTTCTTCGACAACACACGTACCCATGAGGTGTAATGTTCACCAGTAGAAAAGAGCTTGTTAACCATACCGTAGACTACATCCCCCTCTTGGAATGCGGTAAAGTCATTTTCCCAACGCTTCCTGAGTTTGAGTGTATAAGTTCCATCCTCTTCTAATGTGACCGATTCAATGACTCCATTTTCGGAGTAAGACGTATCACCCTCTTGTGCATTCAGGCGGTTATAGATGACCTCCTTGAACACTGCGGAACCGCGCACCTCAAGACGCTCGAACTGGCCGCGCCCGTCAGGATAGATACCGGCGCCCTTACCGGCAATGAGAGAGTCGATAAACTCGCCAAATTCAGCGCCTTTCAAAAAAGTGATCAGACCGTTGGCCGTGTCGGCGATATCTTTGCGGAGGAACATTGCTAATGAGCGTAAAGCAGAGAACACATTACTATTGCTAGGAGCAGTCGAATCATTTGTACGGATTATATAAACCCCTTTTCTACCTCCACTAGTGTACGTCTGACCTTTATAAGTAAGATTGTCAACTTTATTTTCAAGCTCCCCAATTCGGGAATATGCTGTGCTTTCACCGATTGTATATACAGGAGCATCGTAAGGTAAATCAAGCTTTATTTCAAGACCTATAACTCTAGATATCCGACTAGTCTCAAAAAAAGATTTATTGACAAGCTCTATTCTTTGGCCAATGTCAAATGTCCGGCTGATCATGTTTTCTTTTACCCATGATGATGCAAGGGTAGTATTGTATGTACCATCATCGACCATCATCTTTTTTACACAATCCACCGTTTTGTCTCTTAATTCTTGCTCGGCATTTGATACGAGGCCAAGGTCCGTTATCTTCGTACTATCCCAGCCGTAAAGAATGAATTTATCTCCTGTAGTAGGTTTTAATGTTTCATCGGGCAATGTCCTTCCATAATTATCATTGGCAACAATTTCATAGACATCACTTTCAAGTGTTACGCTTCCTAAACTTGTGCCAGCCTTATGAAATGTTACACCGAAATCCATACCATTAAGTAAACCAGACTGGAATACCAACCTAAGTTCTTCTCCATCAATAATATAACTTTCATCAAAGACAAGCCCACTAGTATCGGTTACATAATAAAATGTCTGGGTTACTGTTTCTTGTGTTTCTTCATCTTCTATCGTAGACGTATAACTGCCAACCGTACCAACAACACATTCAGTACGTGGATAGACTTCATCAAGGAATATAATATCTTCAATAGCTTCCTCCTGCGGCATTTCCGTACCTATATCATAACCTTCTTCACCAATATATACCCTTTTACCATCCTTATACCGATAAGCATCAATATACGGTGTTCCTTCTGGTAACATCAACCGCTTTTGAACAATACCATTTACCACTACTGTTTCATCAACAGGCCGATAGTTGGAAGGAATGTTTCTTGTTGATCCAAAAGCATACACACGTGTAGCATAGGTTCCCTGGCTTTCACTGCGCGGCATTTCTTGGGCTTCCACACCCAGCTCTATCCTAACAGCATCTCCATTCTCACAACGTCCAAATCGGATAATATTATCTTCTACCCACCACTCACAATTCCACGTTTCTGCCATGTTAGTAAGAGCATCCAGCAGATTGGTATTCTCATAAGACATCAACTTAGCTGAATCCTCTACTGACGAATCTATAGAAAAATCGAAATCATTACCCCTGTATTTGTAACCAAGAGCTTGTAAGTTTCGGAGGAACACACCTAATTGCATATCCAATGAGGCAGTAAGGTTCCAAGACGCTTCCTGGCCTGCCACCTCCGGCATGTACTTGAATTTCTTATTTTTCCATTTCCAATAGTAAGCATCAAGACGCAACTCGTAATTATAGCCGCCCGTAGACTGGTCATAAGTAGGTGTCGGCAAATCTACAACTTCATATATCTTTGCGAATTTACCACCTAGGGATTCATCTAATATCCCCGACAAGTCCACATAATCACCCATCTTAAAATTAATAGGAGTTAGGACGTTAAAAGGAAGAGTAATGTAATCCTCCTTACCCAATGAATAACGACCTATCGAACCAACGTTGAAGTCTGTGGAGAAACGAATATCTCCTGATATGTTTTTAATGTCTATTAGTCCCATACGAGTATTGTATAGCTTCATACAATGTTATGTAGCAAATATACAAATAAATCACATGATAGCAATTATATTCAAAGAAAAAATCATGTTGTCCTATCCGCAGGATTAGGTTCCACTAATTTCAAGGAAAAACTAGCGATTCCCCTCATAAACTGTGTAAATTGGTTACATGACAAATAAATAGTCTTATACACAACATTTGGCTGATATTTGCTTCTGATATGTAATACCCCAGTGGCGAGTTCTTCACAAAAAGAATTATATCTAACAAAAAACTGATCTTCGCTTTTAGCCGTAAGATTAAATGTAAGTGTAATATTCCTTTCGTCAATCTTGGAATCTGAAGTTATAACTCGCTTGCCGTTTTCCAGACGTGACTTGTTTTCTATAAACTCTTTCATCGGCGGTGGTGTCATTAACGCCGATAAAGAAGAGGTATCCATACTTATTCCCCATGTGGTATAAGCATCCTTATCATTTATATAAAATTCTCCTTCCATGTTACATATTTTTAGTATTATCTACTATCTTATCTAATTTCGATCCTAATTCAAGGATAGGCTTTGTGTATTTTACGATATCTTCCAAATAACCGTTAGTAATCACATGCTGATTCAAGATGTTACCCAACGTAGCATTGCCCTCCGTTGAAATAGAAACCAAAGATCCTATGCCGACAACAACATTTATCATCTGGCTCTTTATTTCCTCATTTGAAACCTGCAATGCTGTAAACCTACCGCTTAGTTCTCCTGCATCTTCATGTGTCATTTCAGTGCCAAACCCTCTTGATGAAGAAGATTGGGAATAGGATTCCTGTGAAATCTTGTCATATCCGGTTGCGGCAGCAAGCTCATCACGCAGTTTCATGGCTTCATCCACATACTTCATATATTCATCTTGCAAGGCTTTCCTTTCCTCTTCGGTCAGCTCGTTATCCTCCATGCTGGCACCAAACTTTTTCCACCATTCCTCCAACTTTTCACTGTATAACTCACCAATCTTATTGGAAAGCATGGCACGCATAAAGTATTCTGATATATCTTCCGATGCTGCCTTCGCATCGTATTTCATATCCATAAGATTGTCTACAAAACTATCATACATAGAATCAAATGACATTCCAGTCAGACCCTCGTAAAGTTCATTCGTCAGTTCTTCCAACGTACCAGCTTGATCAATATAGTCATTCAACTTATCAGTCAGACGATCACCGTATCCACCTTTGCCGGTATTCTGAATGGTTTCCCACATATCTACTGTCTCACGGAGCATTTTCATTTCTTCTGGGGTAAGATTCCAGATATCACCATTCCAATCACGACCAATCTTTCCACTCAGACGGTCTATCTGTTCCTGAGAAAAACCGCCCCAATAATAATTCCAACTATGATGAGAACCAGAATAACGTGCTTGTTCCTGCGCTATACGCTTATAATTATCAATAGTTTCTTTTTGATACTTATAAGCATCCCGGTATGCGGCAACAGACTGCGTTCCCTTGCTTGCCTTCATTTCGTCAGTCAAGTCTTCAATGGCAGTTTGTAACGTTTCGTTACGGTCTGTCAATCTGTTGATAGCTTCCTCGACCTCTTTTTTATTACCGCCAATACCAAACAAAGAATTAAAACCACCGAAAGAAATCGCATTAAGGATATTACCTATTCCATTTTTCAATGAATTCCCAATTGTAACAAACAAGTCTCCAGACAAAACATCACTGATAATCCCACTGACCGCATTTAGAACAGCATCAAGCAGACCACCGACAAGATCACTCAATCCGTCTTTGAGTACGTCAATAATAGACAAAATCCATCCGACAATGGGAACTTCTTGAAGCGATTCCGATGTCTTACCTATGACGTCCTTGAATCCGTTCACGGTTTTGATAATTCCACTATATGCGTTATACAACCCTCCGGATGAAATCTGCTGCAAGCCTCCCAACAAATTTTCCATACTTGCTTTCAGTCTGGTGGCGGTATCAGTCACATTACGCTGGGCCTGATTGGCGATATCCGTCTGTGTCTTTACATTGGCGGATGCAATGTCAGCATTCTGTCGTGCTATATCAAGGGCATTCGCTGTAACCTGCTTTTCTTCTTCTGTTCCACTCTTCTGTGCTTTGGCGTAATCATCCTGTGATTTCTTTAGTTTTTCCAAAGCGGCTGTTTCAATCTCTATGGCATTGATACGGTTTTGTTCGGCTGTATGATAGGCTTTTACATCCTCTCCAAGTTTCTTGAAGTTGACTCCACTTGTACCACCCAAAGACTTTTCCATCTGACTGATGGCGTCAATCAATGATTTCTGACTTGCCTGATCGGAGTTTTTGAACTTGTCGGTTTGGATGTACTTTTTAGCTTCGTCCAAGGCAGGCTTTACCATGTCGGAAAACATGGAACCAAACTCACCAAACACAGTAACCCAATCTATATTGGCTTTTATGGCTTCCGTTTCCTTGTTCTGTATGGAAACATCACGTTGTTTCTCCAGCAACTTTACTTGTGCACTATTAGCACCGCTTTCTTCCTGCGCTTTCCTTATTTTTTCCGAATACTCTTGGGCGATAGCCAATTTCTGTTGCTGAAACGTGCCATATTCTTTCAAGTAATCGTTCAAAGCCTGTTGTTCGGCTTTAAGTTGCTCCTTGGTTACATTAGTAATATCTTTATCCCTCATGCTTTCGGCATTGGCATAAGCTTCCGAGATTTCCCGTACCTGCTTGTCGGTCAACTTGCCATTACCGGCTTTGCTCCATTCTTCCTCCTGTTTTCTTATCGCATCAAGCTGTTTTTGATAATCAAAGTCAATCTGTTCCAACTTCTTTTCCGTGCCTTCTTTCATCAGGTTGATTTCATCTTGCTGATTCTGACGGCGAAGTGAAAGAAGTTGCCCATCCAGCTTTTCTTGGTTTTCCTTTTGCTTTTTTGCTAGATTTTCCTGTCTGGTTAATTCGCTTCCAGTTACTCCGCCCAGCTCCTTGTATGCCTTTTCGGATGCCTCCATCTTATCTTTGGCTTCTTTCACCTGTTTCGATGTAGCCGTCTGATCTTTGATTAATGACTCATACCCTTTTTTCGCTTTTTCCCATTCGGCTTTAGCATTTGCCAAATCTTCCTGATATGTAGTTTCTTTTGTTTCCTGTCTGTTCTCTACTTCCAATTGGGCATTGATTTCCGACAAGACATCCTTTCTTGCGTTTGCCAATTCATTTTTCAGGTCTTCGATACGCTGTGCCTGAACCTTCATTTCGGAACGGTTGTTCTCCTTCTTAGCTAAATTATAAGCCCATTCCGCACTTTTTATTTGTTGTTCCAAAGATTCGACTATAGCCTGTTTTGACTGTGTTCTGGATTTTGAAACCTCTTCATTATATGCCTTCCAAAACCCAGTCAAGTCATGTATATGACCTTTCTCATCAACATATTTCCTAAAGAGTGCTGGGTATAGTTCCTCAATATCTTTTAAAGCTTTGAGTTTAGTAACATCGGCTTCCACCTCGCTATTAATGGTGCTAACAAGACCTTCCAAAGTACGTTTCCGATCTTCCTCGTCCGTGTTGAGTTTTTCTATTTTCTTGTTATATGAATCTAAAGCACGTTCTGCTGACGTTGTATTATCGGATAACGACCACATTGCAGCTCCAAGCCCTACAACAGCAGTTGCCAATAACACATACGGATTAGTAAGCATGACAGCGTTCAACGCTTTTTGTGCCGTTGTTTGCAAAACCAGCCATCCGTAGTGGGCACGTTCGGCAATAGTTAGAGCGGCAATACCTGAAGCTTGTAAAGCTTGCAAAGCCGTGACTGTCATCACAGCCACTTTATATACGCCATAAGTTGCTACAAGACCAACAAGAACTTTTCCCACTTTCTCATAATTCTCAACCAAATAAGAAACACCGGACAGAGCTTCGTTTATAATTCCTTCATTGGCTTTCCCTATCTCATTGAACATGGTGGAAACAGCATCCTCTATATTAGAAATTTGCCCAGTGATTGTCTTGGACTGTTCTTGCATAAGGTTGTAGAACATTCCTCCCTCATTTGTAAGGTTTTGGATGACTTTCTGGACTTCCGGGAATCCCACTTTCCCTGCTTCAACTAAACTTTTTACTTCTCCTTCTGCTACTCCGAATACTTTTGCCAATTCGCGAATCATAGGAATACCACGACCTGTAAACTGATTTAAATCTGCGGTATATAACCGTCCTTGCGTCATGGTAGTACCATACAAATACACAATATCACCAAGTGGCTGAGAAAGGCCGGCGGCTATGTTTCCAAGACGTATCAAGTCGTCATTTACGTTTTCAACATTTTCTCCATAAGCAAGAAGTTGTTTAGCTCCATTTGCTACGCCTTGAAGGTCAAAAGGAGTGGTAGCAGCCGTTTTTACCAATTGCTGCATGAGGGCATTCGCCTTATCCTCACTGCCAAGCATTGTCTTAAATGCAACTTCCAATTGTTGGAATTCTCCTCGGACTTGTGCAATATTTGAAATTAATTCTTTTGCAGTAAAACCAGCTCCGAATGCTGCGGCAGCTCTAATCATACGGTTAAACAGTTCTTCAATACCTAAACCGCTTTGCTCTATTTGCTTGGACGTGTTTTTTACACCATTCTCTACTTCACGAAGTCTACGTAAGAAATTAGAATTATCACCTGTAATGTCAAAATGTATTCCAGCCATAGGTCTTTTCGATAGAAATAGTTCCGTGCAACATCACACGGCATTGCAAATATAACAATAAATGACATAGTTAGAGTCACAAAACACACAAAATATATTCAACGGTTTATTTTCCCATCTTTAATTTTGTTTATATTATTATATAAATATATATTTGTAAAATATTACAACGTAAAAAGCAGAGCAATGGATTTTAAGGATCAAGTTGTACGGCTATCTGATAATATAAAAAAACAAAAAGACAAGATAGCTACAGAAGAAGCTACAAAAAACGCATTTATAATGCCAATGATTGCAGCCTTAGGATACGATGTTTTTAACCCTTTTGAGGTCGTGCCTGAAATGGATTGTGACTTAATAAAGAAAAAAGGAGAAAAAATCGATTATGCCATAATGAAGGATGAAAATCCTATACTTCTTATAGAATGCAAACACTGCAAGCAAGACCTAAACCTGCATGACACCCAACTACAAAAATATTTTGTAGCGTCAAAAGCCCGTTTTGGCGTGCTTACCAATGGGATAGAATATAGATTTTACACCGACTTGGAGAAAATCAATATTATGGATGAGAAACCTTTTCTTATCGTGAACATGCTTGACTTATCAGATGCGGATATAGAGCAACTAAAGAAATTCCATAAGTCATATTACAATGAAGAGGATGTTCTAAGTACGGCAAACGAATTGAAATACACGACAGAAATAAAATCAATATTGAATAACGAATTTGCATCACCTACAGCAGAATTTGTTCGATTCTTCGCACGTCAAGCCTATACTTCAGGTCAAATCACATCGAAGGTGATAGATATGTTTACACCACTCGTAAAGAAATCCATCACATCTGTTATTAATGATATTATTTCAGATAGACTAAATACAGCTATAAAAAACAGCGAGCAAACATCTGACTCACTCCAAACGATAGACAATACATCCATAAATACTTCCACAGAAGATACAGAAGAGAAACTCCCGGACGGAGTTGTATACATGGATAAAGAATCCGGTGTCGTAACAACACAAGAGGAATTAGATGCCTACAACATCGTAAGAAGCATTTTAAGAAAAAGCGTGGATGTGTCACGCATAACCTATAAAGACTATAAAAGTTACTTCGTTGTAAATATCGATAACAGCCAATGGTTCTGGATATGCCGTGTTTCTATCGGAGCAAGAAAAAAGCAAATAGGAATACCGGCAGACCAATATAAGAGTTGTGAATGGATTCAGATTGACAACATGGATGATATATTCAAATATGCAGACAGACTTGAAGAAGCACTTAAAATGGCAATAAAAAGTTGTGAACATTAAAATTAACATTAGTATTTACATTATGAAGAAGAAAGTTTTATTTTTACTGACCGTATTTCTTTATTCAATAACAGCTTTTGCTCAAGAAAAAAAAGAAGTTATCATTAAAGCTGGTACAATTGTTCCTTTGGAATCCATAAGTAATGTCAGAGCCTCCAAAGCACATGAGGGGCAGAATATTGATTTTAAAGTTTCCAGAGATGTTATCATAGACAAGGTTGTAGCCATACCGGCCGGAACTATAGCCAAGGGGGTAGTGTATGAGGCGAAAAGATCTGCATGGTTTGGAACCAAGGGAAGATTAGGAATCAGGATGCGCTATTTAACTTTGCCATCTGGTGATAATGTGAACTTCTCATCATCTGAAGTATATATAACAGGAAAAAACAGGACTCCTTTATCTGTTGTAATATTCTGCTGCACCTGTATCCCTCTGCCTTGTGGTTCCAAGGCTGAGATGAAAATCGGTTATGAGTTTGATGCATCAGTAGCAAACAATACCGTAGTAATAGTAGAATAGTCATTTTCTGATTATCCTATTTCACCGATAAATCGCGAGAGTTTTTGTATAACCCTCGTGATTTTTTTGCCTTTTATTTATCGCACTGTTCTATTTGTCGTATTTAATCCCATTTCATGGCTTTGATTTTTGCCATATTTGCAGGGTCATCGGCATTGATGATATCACGGTCTTGAGGTATGTTAACTCGCTTACGTTCCTCGTCAGACAAATATATGGACGTTACGGAATCGGCAAGGAGCAATTGTAAATTGGCATAGCTAATACCCCAAACAACATATTCAAAAGTCCATCCGTACCGTTGACAAGCTGTATCTATCAATGTGCCATATATGCTTTTGCCGCCAAATGTAAGAGAATTATTATCCTTCTTGGCTCTCATGGCTTTTGCTTGCCATTCTTTTTCCTTATCTATTCCAAGGTGTTTTATATATGCTGATATGTTTCCTTCTGACAATACCATAACCAATAGTTGTGCCATACTGTCATTATCTATTTCTTTATAGAAGAAATTACATCTTTCTTGTACAAAATCATAATCAAACAATTCTTCTTTCTTATTGATGGTATGATAGGACAAAATACGGCACACGCTTTCTTTTTTTTCCTGACATATTCTCAACGCTTCCATATACGGATTAGCCTTGATAATTTCCAGATTTATGCCAAGACACTCCACAAGCCTTGATATTAGGTATGTTTTTCCAAGAGTAACCGGATATAGATAAAACTGACGTTGATTTACTTTAAAACCATGTGGACGTTCAATTATAGTATCCGCAATGTCCATGTCTATAAGTTTCTCATCTTCTAACATAACGGTTCTTGTTTTTTTAATTAATGCCGGATATCTTCACAGACAACCGGCATGAAAAGACATATGAATAACAAACCAAATTTTCAAAATCGAGCGGAAACACAGATTCGAACTGTAACCTAATGCCTGGTAGACATACGTGCATCCATTACACCATTTCCGCAATACACGTGGGTATAAAGCCCCCACGGCAGGCTATCATCCTGAAAAACTATCCACCTACACTAGGATTAGGAGCAACTTCAAATTTATCTCCATCTCCAGATTCATCTTCTGGGTCACATTCAACCTTAGTCGGCTTACCAGAAGTAGGCGTTGTTATAATCTTACCCCATTGAATCTGTTTTTTGTCCGAACCCGGCTTCAAAGCATCAAAGGTATACGCCCAAATACCACCATCTGCCGCTGTAAATGAATCCTCAACAGAAACGGTATTTTTTTCCATACAGAATCCCTGAACATCAGGATCTTCAGGCTGTAAAGCAACAGCATAATTATGTGCTACCACTCCATCACTATCACTTATAGGACGCTTACGCCCTTTTGCAGCACGAATATTGAAAGTAAGAGCATAGGTGTTTTTTCCATACTTTACATCCTCGTTCTCTCCTCCTTCAATCTTTGCTTCTTTCTTGTCACCTTTTGTCGTTGTCAACTGTGTGGAATCCTCTACCGGAGTAGGCAATTCTTCCCATGCAGGTGATACTGCATCAAGGTCTTTAATAAAAATACGGGGCTTACCCCATCCGATTACTGCCATAGTTCTATATTGCTTAATATAGTTAATACTTATTCGTTATTTATCTCAATATACAGCTTGTTGTTGATGAAATGTTCCGTGTGTCCATCCTCAAAAGAAACATCGGTAGACATGACTTTTTGACTACATTCTTTAGGAACTGTATGAAACTCTTCTTTACGTATATAAAAGAGAAACTTACACAAGTCACACAATTCCCCTATACGGAGTGTATGCTTTTCCCATGCTTTTGTTCTAGAATTCCATTGGTCCCTAACATAAACATTGACATTCACATAAGCTCGCTGGATCTGACCGCATCCCTCATTGGCAAGTACAGATATGACAATATCCTCCTTGTCCGATTTATCTGGTCTACCCCTATCACTCAATTTTCCGGTTACACTTCTTTCAAGGATTGATCCTTTAATCTTGTGATATACAAATTTTGATATTTCAATGTCCGATTTCATCATTTAGCAATCTGTATCTTTAATTTTTCAAGCATCTTGGGTACTTGGTCTATTGCCCATAGCTCCGTTGACGCAAGCACATCCTTGTTATCCATCGCTTCCACATATTCAGCATAATTCATTCCGGCAACAATAACAAGAGCATAGTCATTGGAATATCTTCTAGCCAGTTCTTCTGCTAAGTCTTTGCCGACTTTTACACCTTGTGAACCCTGCTTCACCTGATTAAAGTCCGAGTATTGGATAATACTGCCATTATGGGCTATTACATAGCCAACTGAGCTACGCAAATTACCAGACTGATCATACCAACTTTTATCACCACCTCTATCACGTACCCTGATAACACATTGTTCTCCAAGATACGACAAAGCGCGTATTGTTAGCCTTTCAACCCGTTGTGCCTCCCTCATAAGTGTATTATGAATTTCATCAAGTTTGGTAGCCATTCTTATACCCATATCCTAAACCCAAATTTTGCACTGAAGCTGGTAACGATGAAAACCTTTCACTTCAAATTCTCTTTCTATTCCTCCGAGCAGACTTATCTTGACTCTATCTCCTATTGTAAAAGCACGGCAGTTTGCTGGTATATTACAAACCTCATAAGAGTATTTACGTATTATGCCATCTTCAAATTCCCTTTCATCCGATTCACCGGCAGGAACAGCATCACAGGGAATTTCACCTTCCCAATGTTCTTCACCTGAATGGTAATCTCCGTTTTCATCCTCGTATCCTGAAGCAGATACAAGGTATTGCAAACGATGTGGATTTCTACTCAAAACAGCCATACTACAACAAACAATCACCTACATATACCGTTGGTTTTGCCTCCAGTTCTACTAAAGGTTCACCAATAGTCTTGTAAATGGAGTTAACACGTAAAAGTATCCGTTCTTTATCTTTATCAGATAAAGCCCCGAAGGACTTGTCTGCTTCAGAGAAATTGATAGCCTGGACCAAAGACCAAAGACAATCAGCTAAAGCTCCCTGGTATTCGTTAGAATGATCTATATCATAACCAAACTCATCATCACCATTGAGATTACGTTTAATCATCACATTCTCTACAAAACCGATAGAAATCGGATAGTGTATTTCGTCTACGAGAGCTTGCTGTATTGTCTTCATGGCTTATTCTGATTTATGAGATTCAACTGCGGATTTCAATTTCGCTTCGTCAAAGTCATTCAGCCTGTTCACGGCGGCAATCAGCTTGTCATCTGCAATAGTTGAAGCTAGATTTTTGCCTGTTATTTTATTGAATTCCTTGACAAACTCCGGCTTCTTGTAAGTATTTCCCCAAATAGTGATTTTCACATCCGTACTGTCAGAAGTTTCAGCTGAGGTATCTACCGCCTGAGCTCCCGAAATATCAAGAGAGTAGATTTGATCCACGTTCTCAATAACAGAGAGCACAAGAGCCTGCCCACTCGTAGTTTCGGTAAACGGCTCCGTTGTTCTGTAACGGCTGATGAGTTTGTACTCATCAACGGTTGAATAAACAACACCCTCTACCGGATTTGTCTTTTCCGCAAGCGTTCCCCACACCAAAGCACCGACTTCTTCTGTGGTAAGGAAAATCAACTTGTTCTGGTTCCACGGCTTGTACGGTTTCCTTTTGCCGTTCTTCTCTGAGATGATTGAACGGTCAATTTTCAGGAAAGCAACCCCGTTGTTATCATCCGCAAATGCTTCGTCAAACAAAGATGCTGTCGGAACAGGGAGCTTTGTATTACTGTCAAAAGTCTGACCGCGATAATTGGCTACCAGTTCTTTTGCCCCTTGCGTCTGACGCAACTTGTTGTAGGTTGACAATGCAATGCAGATAGTGATGATTGTGTCGCCGTTATTGTCAGCATAAGCCAATACACGCTTAATGTCATCAAGCGTAAGCTCATTCTGCGTCTCAACACCAAAACAGTTTTCAGGCAGATAGCCGAAATTGATACGCAAAGCCGTACCGGTATTGTTTTCATCCTCCACAGCTACAATGCCATTAGACAATCCGGTCAGGAAGTTCGCTTCATTCTGTTCGTCAATACCGACAGAGCAAGCAATCGGGTCGGAAGTCAGCTTATTCGCGATGTTCGTCCATTCCGCACCTTGCGCTTTCATTATGTTAACGGTATTGATATCCGATTCAAACATGATTTTTTTCATACCGATTTTCGGCAGATAACCATTGGCGTGAGCAATGGCATCGCGGCTTTTAATCGGAAGTGGCGAGTTCATCGACACCATGTCGGCTGCTACATAAGTAGTGTTTACCGCAGCGTTAGACCATTTCTGGTCTGCCGAATAAACCTTTCTCAACATAGATTTATGCAAATAGGTGCGTTTGTTGTCACCGTTCCGCTTGCCGTTCACTGTATCTACTACATTCTGGAGTCTCGGAAAGATTTTTCTGATGTACTCCACAAATTGTGATTGTACCATTTTTTACCTCCTCTTTTAATCGTGCATGAATACTAATCCAGGCAACTCCGTCTTCATTGCAGTTTTGATATCATCCACTGAATACGGACTTGCTTTATCATTCACTTCACCATCGTACATGATTGCTGCTAAAGGAGCATCCTTTGTAACGCTTCTTACCAATACACCTACATAATGATGGCTACCGGGCAATGTATCATATTGAGCATAATTCGATGCTTTTAGCGGCATAGGTTTGAATAGTGTTTCGTCATCATCTGATGCGATAATAACATGACCAGCCTTAATTACATCATATGGATAACCACTGACATCAAGCGTGCGACCACCAATGATACCAGCACCGTATCGTCTGATTACAACCGAATCAAGACCAGAAGTAATCACCTGCAATTCACTTGCTAAATTTGCTGTTGCACCCATTTTTAATACTTAGTTTTTTGTTAATGTTTAGAATGTGTCAGCCAACGCTTTGATTTCAGCGTCACTAATCACTTCATCTTGTTTTCCCGAACTTTTACCACTTGCGGCAGGCGGATTAGCCAATGTAGACAAACCTGCATCTGCACATTCTTGGTTGTAATTCTTCAGGTCTTCCTCAACTTCCGAATAAAACTCGTCAAACTCCTCTTCGGTTTCAAATTTCATGCGGTCGAAACTTTTCAGGATGCGACTGCCGAAAGAACCCGAATCTTTGAGCAACTCGTTGAGCTTGGATTTTCTTGATGTAGTGACTTTTTCACCTTTCAATACCGAAATTTCATTGGTAAGTGTATCAACCTTGTCAAGCAATCCCTTTGCCCATGCTGGAGCATCATCATTACTTTTATTCTGCTGAGGATCATTTTTGTTTGAACCCGTCTGACGATTGTTTGAAGTGTTCGATGATGTATCATCGCCGTCATCGGTTTCGTCATCGCCATTCTTTTTGCGGTTTTCTTCGATTACTCGATTTGCAAAAGACTGGCTGACTTGCAGGTAGGGGAGAACCGCATCAATAGTTGCTTCAATTTCTGCGTTTACGTCCTCATCGGAGGCATCATCTGTGGAGGTTAGGTTATCGGCAATTCTAGCAGCGATACCCATCACCTCTTTTTTATTGAACCCGAACGCCTTCACTTTCGGTTTCAATTTCAACAAAACCTGTTGTTTTCTATCCATTGTACAATGTTTTAATTAATAAAAACGGCCTGCAAAACATTACATGCAAGCAGACCGTCAACCTTCTTAATCATACATTAAGAGCAATGAATGTATTCACGACAAGTTCGGTTGCATGTAACTTCACATGCTTTATGCAAATATACGAAAAGTGATTCTTTTTGCTTCACTTTAATTGTTAAACTATTATAATAAGACACATAGTACGAAAATAATCTTGTACTCCGTGTTATGAAACTGAATGTATCTGTATATAAGCAGTTATTATTTAAGATATGACGGGTTATCCTTTAAAAAATATGGCAAAGTTCCATTTCTCTTTGCATCTGCTATGCGTTGGGAATTTGTGCCAATCCACTGTTTAAATGCATTCGGTACATCCTTGACTTCATTCACACTTTCAGTCGTAGATTCACTTCTACCATCCCATTCCCAAAACTCTTCTTCTGTTTTAAGGATAGGTATTTTATAGCATAAATCATTCGGATGCCAGCCAGTCCAAACGAAATCTTTAGGATATTTACCTGCTAACCTATCGCATATATCCCCATGTGGCATACGGTGATGATGTGAAGAGCTTAGCTTTATTTCGTACCCCACAACGAAATCCATTTGTTTCCAACGCTCATTTTCAGCAGTCCGGTAAGCCATGTTAATTTCAGATCGAGCCAGTCGGATAGAATGGTATTCGCAATCCTTTAAATGTTCTGCACTACCATACTTGTCTTTATAATCTTTTTGCAGTGATGGAAAATCAAGCAGATATTTAGAGATTTGTTTACTCAAAGTAATAGCACTTGTTCCTTTCTGAATAGCGCAAGATATAGCTGCTTCAAGTTCTTGTTTATAAATGGTGGATTGTTGCCAAAGTTTGGCAGAGACATTAAAGCCTTTATCCTTGCGGTTTTGGAACGCTTTCAAAGCATCAGAGTTTACTTGATATAAGACTTTGTATTTTTCCCCATCAACTTGGGCATTATAAGCCCTTAGAACTTTATTTGCCATCAAGTCTTGCACTTCATTACTATTTTTCCATTCTTCACTAATACCTCGATAGATAATCGTATGAATATAATTAACAAATTGAGCCTGTATATCCTCTATCTGTTTTTTAGTCTGTGGGTAATCAGACCATTTAAAAGGATTTTCACTATCAGATGAATAATCAGTGCGTAATACAGCTTTAGCAGCTTCCAAATTCAGAACATCATATATATGCTCCACTAAAGCTACATATTTATTCAGCCTTGTGTTAAGCTCTTGATATTTTTTCTTTTGATTCGGAATCTTAGGTTTTGACATATTGGTTTGTTTTTAATCTATTTATTAGAGTAGGCAGAAAAATCACGGGGATAAAACAAAAAATATTTTTCTGTTTTTAAGATTGACTCATTTCTTATTGAACTTGTCACATACGTCACGGTTAAGAAAGCGGCTGGAAGTGAAAAACGGACAACGACACATGAAGAACTCACCTTTCAAGTTCTTCTCGTGCCGGTCATAGCTATGCACGCAATCCCTACAATGATACTTAGATTGTGTTATTACTTTTTTTGCCATATACAAATTTGTTCTTTCTTTTATCAACCATCGGATATAAATAATGCTTCACTATAATTTTGCCACAGATAGGACAATCTTATACTACATATTCTACCGTAATTATCTTTGAATGTCTTTTCATATTTATCCCTCCTCAATTCTATCAGGTGCCGGCATTTCCAGCAGCCTGATAGCCTTAATCGTTTTTCTACCTTCTAAAATAGCTTTGCATAATCTATGGTATCCATCTGCTATTTGTCCTACTTCATCCAGTATAATAGGGTAGTCTAAAGAACAATCACGAACACGTTTGCATTGAAAGATAAAACTATGAAGCTGGCTGCACTCAAACGGTTCAACAGTAGGTCTATATTCCACAATGGCATATCACGTACAGGGTATTCCTTTGCTTTCGCGAAATTATAAAGTGTCTGGGCTTTCCATACTTTATTTCCTCTAAGGTATTCACTTTCGGCAAAGGTCATATTATCTATTGGTACTTTCATGTTATTCCGCACTTTCAAATAAACCGTTCATTCTTGATTGTTTTGCTTGTAAATCCATCGCATCTTCTTTATGTATCTGATCCAAAGTTGCCTCCGCATTATTAGAACCAGCTTCTCTAATAGTTTGCAACTGGCTCTTGATTGGCTTGCCACCATTCTGTTTTATAAGTCTATCAGTCATTGCATCCTCGTCCATTTGGATAAACGGAGTAATGACATGCTCAACTTCTACATTGTCAATCTCTTTAACCCATGAAGTATTCATGCTTTTCAAGAAAGCCTTGATTACACTGCATTCACGCTCAAACGATTCTATCCAATCACCACTTTCATCACCTACTTTCAGATGGGCATCAGTCAGCAAGGTCTGTCTAGCATCAAACCCGATATTTCCTAATGCTTTCATGTTCTCGAATGATATATCCGGAATTTGTGATTGTGACCAGAATAGACTAATCAGGGTACTTACATGGTACTTTAGTGCTTCGATAGCCTGAGACCATGAAACATAAGACACATCACCTCCATTTTCAACACGGAATATCCTACGGCTTTCCCCCTTATCTTCTTTTCCTTGTGTAGCCCCTGCAATTTTAAGGATAGGAGCACTGTTGTAGGCGATAACATCACTATTACGAGAAAGGGTATATTCTATCTCATTACGCAAATAAGACAAACCATGATAAATAGGAACTGGGCGATGAACATAAACACCGGGGATCTTCAATATAGCTATTGGTTCCGCTTTGATTTGTTCCCACCCAGATCCTTGCTGCTTCCACTTGTAATGGATCTTAGAAGTATATGTTTCAAAAAAAGCAATTTTTTCGTCCTTGACTTTCTTCTTGTATTCAAAAGACATAGCAACCATATCTCCCAACTCGTCAAACAACGGATACAGCCCGACGCCCTCCATCGGGGAATAGGTCTTGCATTTCAGCTTAAATTTACTTTGAAAACCATATAGAGAATTGGGATTTTCAACCGTATACCAAATGGTAAATACCTCGCATGACGCAAAATAGGCGTTGCCACGTTTAATATTCTCACTGTCTATACGAGCATACTTGTATATATTCTCAATTGCTTTCGCTATTTGTTGGCGAGTTTCATTGTTCTCAATATTATGATAGACACGTTTTACTGGAATGGAAAACATAAACTCTGTCATCCGTTTTGTAAGGAGTTTTTCAAGACCGATATAAATACGGGAAGCTTTTTCTACCGTACCATCAGATTTTACCTTATCTTTTCGACCAATGTTATCATTTACTATCGAATGCAATGTTGGTTCATAGTCTTTAATAAGATTATCCCATGAGGGGACATAGACTGACTTTCCTTTTAAGTCGTTGATGATATTATCAACCGGGCGCGTAATGTCTAATATAGCTGTTATTTCGTCCATAAATATAGTAAAGTGTCACTTGACACCTTTTTTTATATTGATTATTTAGATAGGAATTTATTCACGAAATATATTTGTCCTTTGCCGGTTACTTTGGTAGTGGTTGTTACCAATACCGAACCATCCGGCTTGGTAATTGATGTTTTCTTCAACTCAAAAAGTCCCAATTTCATAGATTTCTGCGTTGGCTGATTATAATAATCACCTTTTTGGCAAAGATAACCGTTCTCTCGCATCCAACCGAACAAACGGTTCTGACCGATATTCACTCCGTTCTGTTGGAGAATTTTTGCCAATTCAGCAATAAGGCACGAACGTTGAGAGGTACATACAGCATCGGCAAAAAGGACTTTAGGAGCATCTTTTTGGATCTTCTGCTCAGCCTCTATAAGACGCTGTTCTTTTCGTTTCAGTGTTTCTTGTGCCACAATAAGCGCACGTGCCATGATTTCTTCTGGAGTGTCGTCCATTTTGGTAGCGATGTAGCCACCTGTCTTACGGATACATGGCAACACTTCGCTTGTTACCCATTTGCGGAACTTTTTAGCTTCAGGCTTACGACTATCCAATATTGTATCATACAAACCATCCTCATCAACAAAATTTGCCTGTTGGATTCCACCGGCTGTTTCAAGGGGATACTTTGAAAGTACATCCTTATCTAATCTTTGCGCTACCTTACTGGGAATCAAATCCAAAATCTGGCATACATCTGCCAAGCAAAAGAAAGGTTCGTTATTTTCACCCATCGCAATTCTTACCTTTCCGAATTGCTCATTCTCAAAAATTTTAATTGTGTTCATAATGTAGTTCCGTACTCCTTCATACGGTGATTAGTTACACATGATACTGCTCCAAAAAGGAACCGGATAGCACAATACGTACTACCCGGTAACGTGAAGGAGCACGTTAGCATCAAATGCTATGATGCAAATATAATAAAAGTGGCTGTAAAAATGTCACATTCAACAGAAAAACTTACCTTAAATACAATATTTTATATTATCTGTTTGTATTTGGTACTATTTTTAGTACCTTTGCATAAACAAACGATTATGGGTACAAAGGAAAAACTAATAGAACGTATTTTGTCATGCCCAAAGGATTTTACCTATGATGAAGCAAAACGCTTATTCGGGATTTTTGGATACAAGGAAAGCAACAAAGGTGCTACATCAGGTTCCCGTGTTGAGTTTATAGGACCAGACGAAGAAGCTCCTTTCATTTTACATAAGCCACATCCCGGAAGCATTTTGAAATCATACGTGATAAAAGGAATAATTGAGCATATAAAGAAAAACAATTTGATTGAGAAATATAAACAATCTAAAACAAAGTAGTATGGGACTTTTAAAATACAAAGGATATTCCGGTTCTGTAGAATACAGTCCGGAAGACAATTGTCTGTTTGGCAAAGTGCAAGGGATGAGAAAAGCGTCAATCCTTTATGAAGGAAAGTCTGTAGATGAGGTCCGTAAAGACTTTGAGGAATCTATAGACTTTTATCTTGAAAACTGTAAAGAAAGAAATATACAGCCTGAAAAGCCTTATAGTGGGAAGTTAAATCTACGTATGTCACCAGACTTACATTCCCGTGTAGCCGCTTTTGCTTCCAGCACTGGAACAACAATTAATGAGTTTATCAATAAAGCCATATCTAAAGAACTTGAACACGAAATAGCTTTGTAAAATAATATGTATGCAAAAATAATACAAGAAATTAAATTTTTTCTTAATTATTTAAGAGAAGATCCATACGAATTTATTGCCATAGTATTAGGTATTTTTTGGCTGTTACTATTACTTGTTGGAAAATAATACCAGAAACAAAGAGAGGGTATGCGATACTCTCTCTTCCAAATCACTTACCATAACTTGTATCAATGACTTTGCAGCCATTTGTTCCGTCTTTCTCTGCACGCCTCTAAGGTAGGTGCACAATAAGAAAACAGCTCACCGTACAATAGAAATGCGCCGACTTTCACAAGCCAGCGCACATAAGAGCAATGAAAACACAAACAAGGAGTGTTTTCGGTTACAAAGGTACTAAAAAAACACAACTACAAAAAGTCTTTAAGCAACTCTTCATCACTAATAAAGCTATAATCTCTAGGATAAAACGTATTCGCTAATGCATCCATATAGTCAGGAGAACGTTTAATACGTTTTTTGATATCTTCTTTAGGCTCAATGATAATCTTTCCATTACTAAGGAACTTCCACTTGGTTTCGGTAGCCTCCTCCATTAACTGATCGCAGGGTGGGAGAGCGGCACCAAAACCATTTTTAGGATTAAGCCAGTCACGTAAAGCCCAATATAGGTATGCTCTCATATTTGCAAATTCATATTCGCCAGTAATATCGTGTAAGCCATCTGCCCCTTCCGAATATTTGCATGAAAAAGCGTTTGTAAATTTTTCTTCTAACAAACGAGAATAGACACCTGCTCCCTCTCCAATAGTATCAATAAATGCTTTTGCTCCTTTCTTCTTTAGATAGGGAATCATCATACCTACCACATGCATGTGATCCGCACGCCCGGCAGATTGATGAACTTCAAATTGAGAAACGTAGTTACCGTATCGCGGACAAAGCACACTGTTATCGCGTCCCATACCGGCAACGTCAACACCTAACTTACAAGATTTGGCTGGGATAAAACCATTTTCCTGTAACTCCTGCCAATTCCTGTTTGCTATTTCTATCCATTCATAAGGGATGAGAACATCTTCCGACACTTTAGGAAACATACCAAGTACCTTGACGCGAAACAAATCGTTAGGTCTGTATAGTTTACCTTCCCAATTGAAATCGCCTTCTCCCTCATTGAAATCTGTTTTTTGAATGGGAGAACACCAATTTATTACCTTGTCTTTTACCCATTCATAATCCACTTGACCGGGTATTACAATTTGCTTCTTTACTACATTTTCTGCATTTAGAGAGCTAAGTCTGAATTTTGCAAAACGGTCAGACTTCATGGCACGAGCTGCGTAACCGGTAGTAACATTAGGATTGAACACTATGAGAAAGCGGGAATTACCCTGTAAGTTACCTTCAATAGCGTTGTATGTCGCTTCTGATATACCGGAAGCTTCAGTAACAACAAACATGGTATTTACAGCATGGAAACCAGACCATGCTTCTGTGTTGTCATCACCAGCTTTGAACCCCGTTAGAAACCACTCTTCGTAATCTGTTTTAATGCCGGAAGATAGTAGACGTCCGGGCAAGAACCCTGCATTTCTAAATAAACGGGATATTTCAGGTATCATTATATTTTGAACCTGACGAGCTGTAGGAGCTGTCATGGCAATCTTGGTATTCTTAACTAACTTACCTTCTTTCCAACGTGGAGTAAGATACATGAAGCACATAGATGCACAAGCTGCAATGTAATCTTTCCCACGAGCTGTGCCCGATGCTACAGCAGTCATTGGATTATGCTGAACGGATTGAAGAATAGCTTGTTGCTCTTTGTCTAGTCTTGAATGAAGAACATCATGAGCGAACTTGCACCAATCCTCTCGCCATGCTTTCATGTATCGTATAGACTTTTCATCTTTGCTCATTCCTCATCGTCTGGCAATTCTTGCATTAATTTCTCAAATGGATTAATACTCAAATCTTGCTCTACTTTTTCAACGTAACCGCGATGCTTCATTTTAGTCTTACTTAACCAAATAAGCATAGTATTATCGTGTTCCGTCAAAGCTTTAGCAAACATTGTCGTTTCTAGCTTATCATAGAAACTTTCTTCTACTTCTTTCCATTTTTCGGCAAAATCTGGATCATTCGCTTTCCATTTATAAGCAATTGAGCGTGATATTTCCACAGCCTCACAAGCTGCGGTAACATTCAGCATCCTTGCGTCCAAAGCTTTTAGGAATTTCGCTTTCTTTTGCCTTGTATTAAGCCTGTACTTCTGTGCCATCTTTATTTCCCTCCAATACATTGTTTACGATTTCCAACATCTTACAAATACTTAGTGCCTGCGCCTTGATTTTATATTTGGCTTGAACTTTAGTCGACACCTCATTCAACCGGCGCATTGTGTCCATATCCACCAAAGTTAGATTACCAATCTCTTTTTCTGAATAACATTCCAACGTTTCCATGAGTTTATCAAACGAAACCTTCTGTGTATCAACAAACATAAGAGTTACAGGAACGATTTCGTTATTCGGCATTTCAACCGTATAGTTGATATCCTTTACGCTTTCCAGAACTTCATTGCTGATATGCGCATACTCTTTCAGTGCGACATCTGTTATTTCATCAAGCAATTGCTTCAAAATCTCCGCATCGTCCTGCCCAACTATACTGTTATGTGACAATTGTGTTGCCAGCAACCAATCGTTTGTAGTCTCCTCTTCATCTATGTACATAACATGGATGGAAGTAAGCCCGGCCATTTTTGCCGCTTGTGTTCGGTGATTACCACTCACTACCGTATAAGAACCATCTGAATGCTTTACGCAAAATGGTACAGACGATAATTGACCGTCCCTACGAATGTTATTCACTAAGGCATTAAACGTGTCCTGCTGCATGAAATGCGCATTTTTCTTGACCAGCTTAATGTCAGATAACTGCACTTCCGCTATCTTGAATTTTCCCATATTATTCCTTTCTCAGCTCATCACCGTATTTTTTCACAAAATCTTTTAAAATATCATCTAAGTTTCCACGAATACCTGCATCTTGTATGTAATGGAGTTTACCAACACAGCGTTCATGCAGTTTAAACACTCCCCGATACTTCATACTTACCGGTTTATCGGTAAATACAGAAGTGGCAATCACTCCACATTCATGTTTATATCTTATGTCCAATTCATCTTTGAACTCTGACGAAAGTACACCCATAATTAGCAATCTACTCAATTTGGGCAATGGATGGTCTATCACGAAATCCGACTTCATCAAAACTGCATCCATGCCGTACTTGCTTACCTTCAGGAAATCAAACATACAAGCCCCGAACACATAATCATCCAAGAACCATAAGTAACAGAATGGCGCAGAACCGAGGATAATACCCTTTTTCAAGTAAATCATACGCAGATAATCAATCTCTGCCATAGAAGCACGTACAAACCGGAGTTTGCTTTTATCCGTAAGCATATAATCATCCGGCAGTCGTTTATATTTTAAAGGAATGATAGTACGCCTTTTAAAACTGCTGTCTCCACTTTCTACCACATTAGACCAAATATATGTGCGTTGGTCTTTGAATACCTCTCTTCTGCCCATAAATCCATGCTGCGAGAGAGCCATGTAATTAACTTGTTCTTCATCTATTTCTGCATATTTCGTTTTAATTCGTTCTTGCCATCCGAGGTCATCCATCAAGAAACGTTGCAATGCGTTACTTGTAGCTTTCATGCCGGAATGAAATTCATTTTGATAGATTAGTATATCATCCTCTTTACAATTAAGAATCGCATCCGATATATCAGCACAATAAAGCACTTCAATAGACTTACTTTTAAGGTTATCTACTATATTTTGATAACGTTCCGTATACTTCTTATGGTAATGCTCCAACTTTGCCATAAAATCGTCATAAAGCGATTTGTGATAAATATCCTGTGAGTTCTTATGCTTCTTGATGGCATTAAAAAGGTGAATAGTGGCAATAATTTCAGCAGGATTTTCGGATTTGATACTTAGAAACTTATATTCTTCATTAAAGCGTAATTCTTGTATTTCACCTTTGATTGCTTTATACATCATGTAGATAAAATACTCCTTTGTATACACCTTAATTTCACGGTTGGTAAGTACCTGCTCTATATCCATATAATACGAGTTTACCACATGGGCTACATCGAATTTGGAGACCTCTTTCTTGATAAAGGAAAGCATACGGTTGGATTTCTTAAACATGGAGCCTACCACTGTAACATTATCCGAGTGTTCTGCTGCCCAAAGTAACGGTTTATGTCTTTGGGGAACCTTAGAATAGTCTATATTGAACACTTCAAGGCACTTATCAATTGTGGTGAGTTGCTTATACTCTTCCATATCTTCATGCAGGTAGGCGTACTCCACAAACGAATACATGAATTTGATTGTTTCCAGTATTTTATCGAAATCCCAGGAGCTATTGAAGATCCTAAATTCTGCAGTTCCTATCTTTCCAATAGAACATAAATTAAGCCAATACCGGATATGCCCTCTGTCTGAACCATTGCTAAAGATCTTCAGCAAGTTATCGATATTATCGGCTTCCAGTACACGCTTTACCACATCCCAAGGTGGACTAGGCACGAGGTATTTCGTTTCCCACCACTCGGCGATGTCAAATATCCGCTTGATAGGATATGCAGTATAGTAGGATAGAACAAACATGCGTTTGATAACATCCAAATCCATATCCTTGATATACAGATGTGCATCAAAACCTTCATTCCACATAAGATAGCTTCCTGCATCTTTCATGGTCTGAATGAAGTCCTTCAGTTCTTGCAGATCTTCTGCACAATAATGGTACGGTCGAGTGTTTATCTCACCGCCAAACTGACCGTGATGCGTAACTGCCGAACCGTCCGAGTTGTTCATCATGGTTAGTTTGTTGTCCGTCCACTTGTAACCGGATGAAAGTGGGATAAGCTGTTTGTCACCATCGGCAAACTCCAACTCCATGCCAAACGTACGTTTGGCAATATAGTCAATCCAAGGTTTATCTATATTCATGTTCTGCATATTTCAATTTAACCAAGGATTTATAATCAGGAACAATATAAATCACATCACCAATGCGATAATCCGAAACATGCTCACATTGCATTATTGAATATTCACTGGAACTGTACTCATATTTCAAATCGGTGTGATAGTAAATCCGGCATTTGTACATATCTGCCATTGAATAACCGCAATCAATAATGAGTTGGTTACGCTCCGGATAAATGCCTATAACCTTTGCTTGTAACTCAATTCCATTAAGACCTTGCTTTTCTTTGTCAACACAATATGGGATTGTACCAAACAACATATATTCACCAATACGAACATCACTTATGAAACTAGGCAGTTTACTATTTTGCCCAAGCCAAAAACTACCTCCCAAGCTGATAGACTCAATATCATTACGCAGGCCGTTCCAGATACGGAACAGTTCTTTTTCCGAAGGGTGATTTTCATTCAGACAACCGGAAGTAATCAAACCATATATATGGGAGCTTGAAAGTATCCTTATTTCATTGACCAACTTACTTGCTTCATAAATGCTTAAGCCTTCTCTATTATCACATGCATTAATCGGAATATAAAAATTATGTATTCCTTGGCACGCATTTCCATTGATAGTAAGATATTTCCAAACATCCGCAAATGATGTAACCACAGCACCGCTATTCCCCTTTACTGCCTTTCCGATAGAATAGCATATACTGTCTTTTAAATGGAGTCCAAAAATCTTATTTCTTATCTTATCCGATATATGCTCATAAATATCTTCATAAAAATCCTTGAACATTAACGAAATAGGGACATTAACAAATGATTGAGCCTTTTCAATGTTTTCTATTATATTCTTGGTATAGACTATAACTTTCATAGTTCCCACTTTAAGATTAAACGTTCAATTTCTTTGTATTTGGTATCTCTTTTGAATGAGAACCCTGCATTGATGAAACTCTTCATGCTTGCCTCATTCTTAGGCGATGTCATAGCAAATATCTCTTGCGAGCCATTGGAAATCAGTTTGGCAATATTGGCATTGAGAAGGATATACTGAAATCCGTTCCCCCTATAATCAGCATGAACAAAGCATTTATCCACGTAGGCTGTACCGTATTCAGTGCAATAGGCAAGTGAGTAGGCAACCAGCTTGTCATTTACCAACAACCCGAAACTGCAACCGGATTGCAAGCACTTCACTATATCTTCCGTCTCAGAGGGAAAACACATATCCGGATTGGCAAGAAGAGTCCGCTCCATCTTTTCAATATCGGACATATCAGACATGGACAAAACTTTTACTTGCATTTTGTACTCAATGTTTCCTTTTTCAGTTGGGAACAATGGTTCGTAACGGTCAATCCATGCTTTAGAGAGAAATGTATCGATATCAACTTTAGGCAACAATGCTTTTCTGCAACTGTCGAAAACATCTAATACAAATTCCTTATGCTTAGCAAGTTGTTCGCTTTTCAACGGACACTTACCACTACGAAACACAAAACTTTTTTTCACCGATTTTACCCACAAAGGATAAGTTTTACACATAATAGGCTTGTAACCATTATCACATGATTTGCAGTCTTTAGCGATACATTTTACCTTTTTACCGCCAAAGTAATCATCATCTATAATCTGTAAATGGGAGATTTCTTTTTCATGCCCGTCAAGTTCATGGGGCAAAATTACAATATGTCCGTCTGATCCGAACGAACAACACTTCCAACCGCATCCGGAGTTTTCACATGCTCTTATTAGTCCTTTATTGCTCATATATTTAAGTTGTATATAACTTCATATACATTTTGCGTTAAATGCCTGCCGGGCATATTCCCAGCAGGCTTAACACAAAAAATCAATCATCTGCAAGCTACTTGCAAGAACACTTATGCAGTCCTTCGGCTTCTTTTAGTCGTGTCAGATGGCAATTTCCATCACCCCGTAAACTACACAAGCTTTAATGTTTTTGCTTTTGCTTATCGCTACTATAAGGGTTGAGCGGAAACAGGGAGTCGAACCCCACTCTTTGGCTGGAATACCAACGCTCTACCGATGAGCTATTTCCGCAAACGCTCGTCTTTCCGAGCTGCCAACATTATGAACCGCCATGTAGCCACAGTCAACATTCACATGATTTTGTGAAGATCCACCTTGATTGATACCCTTTGGACTTATATGGGTTTTACCATACTCTCTCAATCTACTATTTTCTTCTATATATCGGTTGCTCCCATAACAAACTCAAATTTTAGAAAATGGTGCGTTCATTGATACAAGGCTGTGGGAACTCAAGGATTCGAACCTTGTTCTTCGGATTTTCAGTCCGACGCATAGACCATCTTTGCTAAATTCCCTTTTGCCTATGCTGTCAAACCACCGCTTGCTTGGCAAATCTGGCAGCATTCCATCAAACGCTATTGATGGTTGGCTAATAATTCTGGGTTATCGTATATATTTCCTTTTATTTCATATTCATATAAAACGACTCCATGTTCATGCCCATCATTCCAATCTGAGGAATATACAAAATCTGACACAATGTAACCTTTATAAGTTTTATGTTTTATACCAAAAACTCCGTTATCAAAACTCACTTCACCTATAAACCCATAGTCATATCCATCTGTAACTATTCGTTCAACAATGTCACCCTCATATATTTCTTCCCCATTCTTGTCAAGCAAGCCTGTGAACTGACCAACAGAGTCTTCCTTCACTTGCTCCCAATCGTCAAGTGTACCTCCTTGATGAATCATTGGAAAGTGGTCGTCATCGTCTTGAAATAACCAACCGATAATCCATTTTCCGCTTTCAACGTGTTTACCTCTAAACTTAATATTTCTTCTCATACTCAAAACAAACTTGCTTGTTCATACTTAGGTTCTTTCTTCTCAACAACTCCAAACTCTTTGATTTCAATACCTGTCTTTTCAGTAAGCCACTTAGCCAAAATATGCCGATGGCAGAAATCACCCGGCTTTTCGTAACAGCAGAGAGCAACATCTTTGCCTTCACTGAGTCGCTGGATGGTTTGTATCAAATCTTGTGGATTGACTTTTGCAAGGACATCATTCAAATACATATTCGTGTATTCTTCATAAGTCCATTTATCATCCAGCATATATCTTTTTGGTGCAACCTCTATTATTTGAGGAGCATTATAATATCTTGGCTTCCCTAACGCAACACATATCATTTTTACGTTTGCGGCTGCCAACTTTCTGTAATTTCCGAAATAACTTGTGTAAATTTTCATTGCTCTTTTTTTTATTTTTATGGTGTAAAGATATAAAATATGGCGTAAAAAACGTCACTTTTAGTCATAAATTTATTTAATTTGATGATTTTATTGTCTCAACCTTGTAACATTTCATCATGTGATCTGTTTCGCACCCCATATTGAAGATGTTACCGAGATAGTACTTGTGAGCTTCTTGCCCTGATAGGCTAATAGGAGTAACAAACCAGTCTTTATTACCTTGTTCATCTTTTAAATACACTTTTACAGTTGTTTTCATTGCTCTATATTTTATCCGTTATACGCTGCTGTTATCTCTTCTGCATGAAGTTCTTTTCTCAACTCACCGTTCTTGTATATTCTTACAGATACGATTCTAACCGTATCGGACAAGAAACGTCCGCAGTCCCTCGTCACCTTTTGTTCCAGCTTCAAAGCTTTAGCCAAACTTTTTGTACGCTTCTTTATTGTGTTTTTGAATCCGAAAACATAATCTTCCGTGTCAATCTCAAACTGGTAAGTATCAGAGTGTAATATCTGGTTAAGTTCGGATGTCATTTGTTCTATCTTTTTCATTGCTCTTATTATTTAAGTTGTTATTTTTGATATGTAAAGATACAAATAATATATTAATTATCAGCAAGTTATCTCTAAAATACACTTAGCTTAAACTTTGTTTAACTATTTCATAATCAGATACTTTGATGCAATAATAGACTTGCTTATCTCTATCTCCTTATTAGTATCAATACCGAGTTGCTGGTAGAATGAAGCATTTCCAGAAAGACATTCATACGCAATTTTCAATGTTCTACGTTCTTCATTGGTGAAACCTACGCGGAACGTAGAGAAAATAGCCAGTGCGGCTTTAAAATCACCGCACCGGAGTAATGAGATTGCTTTATTCGTTTTCGTTTCCATCTCCCCACAACTTTTTAGCAAGTTCGTAATTCTTTTGTGCTTCATTAACTGCTTTCTTGGCATAAGTAAGAGTATAAGCATGTTCACGCGGATATTTGCCAGACTTTACACCTTCATGGTATTCTTTCGCTTGTTCCAACTTGTGTTCGTAGAAGTCAATGCTTTCCGGCATAGACAAATTGATCGTGTTGGCACGTTTCTCCCAATATTGGGCCACTCTTTCATGTTCATTTGCCTTATCACTGAACTCAACGCTTTTACCCATGTTGTTCCAAGCATCATCTATCATTTTGCGATGACCTCGTTCACTATGGTGCCCTACTTTGATGGGCTCGCCTAAAGAAAGAAAATCTCGATGTTTATTCGATTTCTGAAAATACTCATTACTTTTTTGCACTGCTGATACGGCCCATTCACGTCTGCGTTCCGCTCTTTGCTTAGCCCATTCTTGAACGTTAAAGCCATCAGCCCGGACGATGGAGTAATAATAAAAACCGTCTTTCTCGAAAATCAGATTGAAAACTATGCTTTCGTTTTCTTTGCCATACTTGGTGGTAACTAGAATTTCTTCACCTTTTTTGTGCATCTCTTCGCACTTTGCCAAAAACACGTTTGGCGCAAACTTGTAATATGTGTTCATTGCTCTTATGTATTAAATTGCTAACTTTAATATTTCTATATCTCGAATAAGTCTATTGGCTCTCTGCCTTTCATTACTTGCAAAGTCTTCATTACAGATACTTTCGTAGAATGCCGCATTTTCTTCTGCTTCTTTTAACGACATCTCTTTGCGTTCTATCAAAGACTTTATTGTATCAATATCATTGCTATTAATAATTTCTTCTAAAGCTGTCTTCTTTGTTAATTCGATTGTTGCTTTCATTGCTCTTGTCTTTTAATTGTTAGTAATATTGGTTTCTTTTAAGTATTGTAAAGATACTCATTATCAATGAATTAGCCAAATATTTACACAATTATTTTAGTCGTAAAATACTCATAACCAAAGATTTAACTTTTAGAGTAAAACAGCAAACATAATACAGATGATGCATCGGAAATGGTTACTTTGTATAGCTCAACCATTTCCCTTTTTTAATTTATCTAAAAACTTGCTATCCCCTAAGTAATCAGCACTGATAGCCTTCTTGCTTTCGATAATCTGCTCTAAAAGTATTATACCTTCCTTTCTTATTTCTTCGGTTTCATTATAACCGCAAGCGTTGTCAACCATTATCTCTATGTTTGATTTGGGTTTAGAAAGTTGTTCACAGAGAATTTTCAACCGCCAGTAACAGAAATCAATTGTGGATATGTGTTCTAACTTGTTCATAATTCTATATGTAAATGATAAGTATTAATAATGGCAAACAAATAAATAGCCACAGTGATGATGCTGTCTATACATACAGCCCAACTGCCAAGGCTTTGAAATCTTGATAGGGATAGAACCATAACCGCCAAAAAACAAACCCATTGGCTTGTCATTAGTCCTGCCATTAATGTTATCCATCCAAAAATATCCAGAACACTCATTAGAAGAAGCATAGGATGCTCTTTTAAATATGCCTTTATCTTTTCCTTGGGAAGATATCTATATTTGTATGTGCGGGAATATACTCTCTTACAGTTTAAGGCTTTCATAATTTCATAGAAAGCAAGAAATCCCACCAATAAGTAAAATATGTGCTTCATTGCTTACTTCCTTTCAACAATTCCGGGTTATCAAACACATTACCAATCACTTCGCATCTATCGCTGACATACCACAATGGGGTAAAGCCACATGCCTTGTTCTTGTAGCAGAACATTCCTTTATGAAATAGTACTTCAACTGTAAATTGGCAGAAACTTTCGCTTTCATGAATCAGTATTAGATCATGTTCGAAGATGCTATTACCGTTCTTATCGGTTATTTCACTGAACTGACAGACTGTTTCAGGAAGAACTACACAAGTTGTCTTTTTTGGAATAGGTTCAGCATCTTCAACGAGTGTAATAGTTGGGTAGTATATTGGATATGTTGTCAAAGATCCTTCTATCCACTGTCTTGTTTCAAATTCTTTCCCTCTGAATTTTATTTCACGTTTCATAATCAATATCTTTTTCCGTTCAACATAGGTCTTAGTTCATTGTATCTCATCTTCTGATTAACATTTTTATAAATATTTCCAAATATATCCGTTACTATGTTTTCTTTTTCCATTGCAAACTACGCTTATTAATGAATCTTTTATTCCAAGTTCTCTAAATATCTGTTTGGAAGATTCCCATACTTTAATTAAAGTACCATCCAAAGAAAATTGCGCTACTCTTTTAGGAGTGTGGGCTTTCTGATATATTAATACTTTTGAATCTATTACTTCTTTTGAGTAATTCTTTTTCAAAACACCAAATATATCCATACATGGATATTTTTCTCCCATAACAACATGGGCTAACATTTGAATGACGGAAACCTAATTGCCTTTCTATTTCACATAAAGAATCCCATCTTTTAATAAATTCCCCACATAATGAAAATTGGAAAACGGGTAGTGATTTAGAAGGTGAGTTTCTCCCACTCATCCCAACTCTAATGTTGTGAGTACCATGATTGCAATTTTCTTTAGCGGAGCACCATTCAAGATTTTCACATTTGTTGTTTAACTTGTTCTCATCAATATGATTTACTTGTGGTTTGCCTTTTGGATTTGGGATAAACGCTTTTGCAACTAGTCTATGAATTTTTACTGTTTTCTTTAAATTAGGAGATCTTAAAGTTACGTATGGGTATCCTCTTTTCCCTGTTCTGTATTTTAATATTTTCCCACAAAATGGCATATTTTTCCCATTCTTAGACAAAATAATTCTATCCAAAGATTTTACTCTACCTAAGTTTGAAACTTTATAATATCCTTCAAATCCTGAAACGTCTTTCCATATTTCATGTTCGTCACTCAGTTCTTTATCGTGGAAACCATTCTCACAAGCTGTTTTGTAAGCTATATTCCGTAGTTCGTTCAAATTAACATTGCTCATTCCCTTATTCCTAATTTAATTTCTTCATCCTTGATTATTTTTCCAATATTATCGGCTTCCTCATACCGTTCTTCTTTTATCAACAGTCTTTGCAATTCCAAAAGCTGGTTAATGTAAACAATATCGTTACGATCTGATACATGGCGGACATATCCTTCTATCTTATCCATCTTGTCTTCCATGAGTCTGTGCCACTTGTTTACCAAGATTAAGGTAAACATCAAAGCACAAACATTTAATAAGGTAAGGATACCTTTAAATATTAATTCTGCTGTTTCCATAACAATATAATCTGTTAATCAACTAATTCAAATTCGTATACAAATACATAAGGATTGGATTCCCATGTACCCTTGCCTGATACTTTATCTATGAGGTCGGCAAAGGCTTCACGAGGTGTATAATAAGCCATTTTACTTTTTTTGTATTCATATACCCAAGGTATGCCATACCCTATTTCATGCGAGTTGCTGGCGTATATTCCTTCCTTAAAGCAATCTTCATCATCTATATCTTGGAGTCGTTCAATCTTAACATTGATAATGCGGATGTGATGTGGCATGGCATCAGCGCAGACAAAGAGCTTATTTTTAAATCCTGCTCCACAATACTTTTTGTTGATTGTTGATGAATCTACAAAAAAATCATTAGGACAATTACCTGAATGAAATATGGTTTCATAACTTTGAGCAATGGCATAAATTTCACCAACTTTGTATCGAGATAAATGCATTTTATCTTCTCTAAATGTAAATGGAACAATTTGTCTCGCCATAGTCTTCCGACCTTCCAATACCGCTTGGGTTAATCCTAATTTATCGTTGAAAAATATCTTCTTCATAATCATATAAGTTTTAACGCTTCTTGTATTCCGGCTTCAAGTGCTTCCTCGTAGGTGTTAAATTGATTAGATAAGCAATTTTGGGCAATATATTTATGACTACTACCTACGACATATATCTCCCAATAGTAAAATTCAACTATTGTCTTAACCACTTCTCCAATCTTATTATAACTCTCTATTATTCGTGGAATAGAGAGTACATGTATGTTTTTGATTTCACGTAACCACTTTTGGGCGACGGATTGCGGAGGAACAGATAGGTATTTATAACAATGATTCAAAGTGGAAACATCTATGAGATATTTTCTTTCATTGAATCCTTTCTCTTTCAGCAGTTTCGCTGTTTCTAATGTTACAAATTCTTCGGTCATGGTTATTCTCCTTTACACTCTTTACACTCTTCACAATGTAATTTATAAGCATGGGCAAACATCCCTAACGTAACAGGATCAAAGTGAAAATCTGCCTGTTTCCCTTCTATGACAACTGAAACACATAATTGACCATTGCAAAAATCAATATATGCATCACCACCTCCATCCCCTCTAATGGAAAAGGTTTGTGTCTGTACACTATCCATGATTCTCCTCCTTTAGTCTTTTAATTAGGGCATCAGCGCAATTAAGCGAATATTTAGCGACTGCCTCAGAATTAATACCATTCTCGTTTGCTATAACAACTTTAATAATGTCTTTTGCCAATTCGTACCTACGTTGTTCCCAATCAATGTTTTCACTAAAGAAATTAAGTTCTGACACCTTGATATACATGTTTCCCACCAATGCAGTACCATCATCATATAAATCCTTAATCTCTACAATTTCTCCAGTTGATTTTATTGTTGCTTTCATTGTTTAATTTTCTGATTTAATAATAGTACCGAATGAATGATACCGATGCCAAACTATATTTCCACGCTGAATTTCAGTAAGCCAATCACAAGCCTTAAAAACTTGTCCTACATTGTATAGGAATGGTCTTTTTTGAATTTTTCTTTTTATTCTTGCTTTCATTGTTCCTCCTTTCCGATTTTAACATATCCGTTTTCAATGCACCAGCACAGCATATCATAAGCTGCATCAATAGGCTCTTTACTTTCTGTAATATTTATCATAGACCTAGTATAAGGTTCTATATACAAGCATGTATAGCTATCTGCAAGTTTCTGGATGGTAAGCACTTGATTGCCGATGAAGCAAGGCAGCTTACCGAGAATATCCTGCAAGGTGTAAGTAGGAATTGATTCATACGACATAAACCCACAAGTTTGAAATTCCTTATGCAAGCTCAAAAACCATTTACCTTTTGATTTGTCATCAACACGGCTTCCATGCGACACTCTCGCCCAATACATACTTGCATCACTCGTATCTAACCCTAGTTCTTGCAAATGCTTCATTTGCTCGATTGACAATACTTTTTTCATTTCTTTTCCTCCTCTGTTTTAATCTCTGTTACTTTGCCACGACTGATAAAACACTGACCTATTCCCAAATCTAGTATGGCACAATAGGTATCATCTAAAATATTACAGCATTCCCGGGACAAGGAACATTCATTACAAAATCCTTCTGATGGTTCATGCAGCACTCCATCAATTATTATTCCATTCTTTATTTCCATACCGTTCATTCATTAGAAGTTACACCCAAGCACAATACTTTGCAAGAAACGCCTATATCGTCAAATTCCAGAGTTAAATACTCTGTATCATAAGGGTAAGGGTATCTGCAATTTTTCAATTCTTCATCCGTCAATTTGCGTCTAATACGCATCTCTATTTCGTAATCATCGGAAAGATTCTCAATTATTTTTCTAAGTTGTCCTACGTTCTTTATTTCCATATTGTCTAATTAATTTAATTGATTGATTCGCTTTGTTGATTTGTTTACTCTGCCATAGTGTCTAACGCAAATAGCATTTGCCTTCATCGAGCGTCCTAATCCGTATAAATACTCCATGCGTACATTTGTATGGATATTCTTCATTACCTTTTTCTTGTCTTAATTTCATATCTCAGTCTCCTTTCTGTTTAATCCGTTCAAGTACATCCCTGTTGGCTTCTAATATTTCATCGAAAGACGGGATGGGCATATAAGCGACAACATTATAAGTATATCCAGTTC